CCGGTGTCGAAGTCCCCGTCCATTGAATTCTGGAGAGGTGTACGCTCAAAGTGCTTCAAGCCATTTGGAACGTCTGTGGTCAAGAACCATGCATTAGTTGCGGTCAAGAAGTGGTTAACGGTATAACCTTCAGGGATTGAACCGTTGTTCTTGAGAGCGTTAATGTCATTGTTGTTTGTGCCAACACGCAATTCTGTTTCGAGCAAACGTGTTGCAACAAACATTAGTGCTGGAGGAACAATCAACTTCTTGGGGCGTGCGGCGATCAAAAGACCACGCTCGTCTGTCCAAGCAGCGATCTGAATGACGGCATTTTCAAGAGAAGTCTCGTTCAAGTCAGCCGCTGTGGAAGGAGTGTTGGCGTTTGTGCCACCGTTCACCAAGGGGTGAGCAGAGTTCAACAAAGACACGCCATCACCACCAGGATAGGCAGCGTTGTAGGCGTTGTTCAACACGTTGGCAGCTTTCACCTGTTTGGTGTAAGCCATCGCACGGGCCAAGCCTTTGGTGTAGCGAGCAGACAAGCTGTCGTACAAATTATCCTCAATCGCCTCTTCAGTGATTGAGAAACCCAAAGCAATGGTCTCGTGGTTGTAACGTGCTGTGAAAGCCTCTTGCGCATTGTCATAGCTGAGAGCTGTACCCTCGGCCTTGACTGGTGCAGCTGAGAAGCCTGACAGTTTTGTTTCTTCTTCAAAGCTACGCTCTGATTTCTCAGTTTCGTAGATCTCTTTGTGCTCTTCGCCGTAACGGGCGTACTCTAGACCGAACAATGCGTTCAAACCAGGGAGCAACTCTTTAAGCAGTTGTGCGCGTGAAATAGCCATTTAAGTGCTCCTTAATTAAACACCAGCAGTGTTAGTCATACCTTGGAATGTTGCATTCCATACGACCAAAACTTCAGGGAAACCAACGAAAGATAAGTTCGTGCCTGTGGGAACAGAAATACTGGAAGCCAAAGTAACGGTTGTGCCGCTAACGTTGGTTACAGAAATATAGTTACCTTGGGCAACGCCACTTACGCCTTGAGCAATCAATTGCATTCCGGGCTGGATTGCAGAGTTTGATGCTGTCAATGTAATAGTAGTACCAGATGTGCTGGCATTTCCGCCAACGGCAGAAACGGTAACAGCAGTATCTTGCACCACGCTAACACAGCGGAAAGGTAGCAATGTAGCAATACGAGTATTACCAGATGTACCAGAGCTGATCACAGCACCAGAGACGGCCATTGCTGAGTCACCAGTCGTGGTGTTACCTGCTGTACCTGTGACGGCATAGAGGTTAGAACCAATGAAGGTGGGGTTAGCATAGCCAACTGTGGAAGCGGTGTTGGACAAGGAAGTACCTTGAGCAACCATCACTGCTTTGAACACAGTACGGGGATCGTCAATCACATATCCAACTGCATAGTTAGATGATGTGCTTGCAGGCCAGTATTGACCGCGAACGATTTGGCTGGAAGAGTTTGTGTACTCAGCACCAACAAAGATACCCAATGTACCGGCTACAGGAGTAGCAGGGCTAGAGGCAGCAGACATGGTGGTGGCAACAATGCTACCGTTAGAGAGCTGAACAATGTCACCATTGAACAACGATGTACCATAAGCAGTAGCAATGGGATACATGCGAGTTGACCCAGAATAGGGTAATCCGCCGAACTCACTGACCGCTTTAAACCCGTATGGAGCGGGAATAATTGGATAAGCCATTTAGGACTCCTGAATTAAATTATCTTGCGCCAAACCCAGTACCGCGTGTCGTTGTGGATGTTCTATCCGAAAACTTGCGCATCCTGGGGTCATTGTCTTTCATGAAACTGTTGTCCACTGACTCCATCTGATCTTGTGCTTGCTTGGCATAATAGCGCTGGTAGGCGTCAAAGTTTTCTTGTGTGTTTTTGCACAGAATCAAACCACCGACTTCTACGTTGCCCTCATTATTCCCCTCAAGCATTAGCTCGGGATGGTCTGCCGCCTTGACTGGTTCCCAGCCGTCACGTCTCATGCGAGACAATCTGGTGTGATCCGCCTTACCTAATATGTGTGTCATAACGTAACGATACACAAAACCAGGCTCGGGTGTTGGGTCTGGCAATTGGCTCGAAGGTTTGTACTCCTTACGAACTTCTTTATCACGGGTTTCAATATCACGAGTTTTCTTAACATCAACCATTTTGTGCCTCCAATTTCTGTTGTTCAAGGTAATACTTCTTGGGATCAAGATTAAATTTCTTCACTAACGCTGCTTGCGTCGGAGTCAATTGAACCTTTTTTACGCCAGAAGATCGTGACGCTGGAGCAACTACATTCGAAGGACGCTTTGCGGCTTGTGCCGATTTTTGTTCACCGAATACTTCCGGGAACGTGTTTTTGATGCGTGAATCTATCTGTTGATAATATTCATCGGAGCGCGGGTCTACACCCGAGTTGACTAGTTTTTGATGCAGCCCTAGCGCAAAGCTGGTAACTTCTTCAAACCCTTGCGAACCAAACCACTGGTTTTTTGCCTGCCAGCGCAGGGATTTTTCGTCTGGTTGTACAGATTGAGTCTGTCTAGGTTGAGTTTGTACCGTATTTTCTCGCTCTTGTAAAGCAGGACGGTAATTTTTCAATGATTCAATGCGCCATTTAGCCTCAGTCAAAGCCTCTTGAGCCGCAATAATGGCATCAGTATCGTAGGCTTCTTGAGCCTCTTTATACTGTTTTCTCGCCAATACCAGGTCAGCTTCAGCCTTTTCTTTGGCAGAAGACGCAATCATTTGATGGCCCGCTTGGACGTTGCTTTTTAGAGACTTGTTCTCTTCAATTAACTGTCTAGCAAGGCTTTCAAGCTCCTGTTTTTCCCGCATAGCCGCTTCGGCTTTACGTCTCTCATCGTGTCTAGCATGCGTCAATTCCTTGATGCGGCTTTGTACATTCTGAGAGTAACTGGCAATTTCATCGTCAGTTGGATCTGGAACTTCTTTGTTTAAAGGCTGTTTGCCTTTGTCGCGTTCTGGGGTGTCATCGATGATTTCAATTTCGATTTCTTCCTCGTTTGCTTCCGCAGCTTGAGGTAGTTCATCGGTTTCATCGGGGAACTTGTATGGTTCGTTCATATTTGTCCTTTATGCACGGCTTATGCCGCGGGGGTCTTCAACAACAGCATCGACTTGGTCATCGTTGATGAGCCTAAATTCTTTGCCGAAAATTTTAAAACGCGTACCAGAATAAGTACGAGTTAGCACAAAATCTCCAGGCTTGCACCACGCTCCAGTGGGGTACTTTTCTGGGTCTTTATATGCATCGGGCCCAACCTTAAGTACAAACAAAACGGTTGTAGCGTGTTGTTCTTGTACCGCGTATTGGGATGGTCTTATCAGATCCAAATCAGTTCCATCAATCTTGTCGGAAATGTCGGGCACTCCGCAAAGAATTTTGTAACCGGTTGGTTCTGGTAATACAGTGGCCTTCTCTTCATTGGTTGCATTCTCTTGTGGGGCCTCCACAGGTTGAATGGTTTCTGGCATCGTAACGCCAGGGGGGAGGATGAAATCAGTCATCGTTTTCTTCACTTTCTTTTAGCAGGTCTAGGAGGTGACGCTCTGCAATGGCCAGACCCGAAATAAGCCCGCAGAGTTTTTGATATTCTTCGAAAGAGCGGCATGCACCACCAGCCATATCATCGGCATAGTTGTTCATGTCAGTGCGTAATTTTTCGCGCAATACGCGTGCGAAGTCTTGGATCATTGTTTACCTTTGTTGGCCTCTCGCCTTCTCATAGCAAGTTCGGCTTTGTGTTTAGCAATATCGGCACCGGTTTGTATGCCGATCTGTCTGTCAGCCGCGGCAGTCTGATTTCTGTGTTTTGCAACATCAACAATCGTATTGAGTGCGGCCTGTTTCTCTTGTGTATCGATTTGGTTTTTGTGTTTGGCCATATCGATACCGGCTTTGTACGCACCTAGCTGTTGGTCGCCAGCTATTTTTTGTTGCTCTAAGGCTAGTTTTGCTTGAGCAATTTGCGCTTCCATCTGGGCCTTTTGGGCTTTGATTTGAACTTCTTGTTGTGCAATTTGCAGTTCTTGCTGTTGCATCTGTAGAACTGGGTCTTGCGCCTGTTGCTGGGCTTGCTGTTGTGCAGCCATTGCCTGATGTTGTTGCGCAACTTGTTGCGCTGCTTGGGCTAACATTCCAGACAATGCAGTCTCCAGTTGAGGAGTCATCTTTTCATCTTCGGGCGGCATTGCCATTCCGAGTTGTTCTTCTACCTGCTGACGATACATATACCCAGCATGCTCGCCCATATGCGCCTGAAGAGCCGCCATGATTTGATTGGCTTGGGGATTCTGACCAATAATTGCCATGATCATTGGATCTTGCATCATCGACTGATGAACCTGAATATGCGCTTGATGATTCTGGAATAAGAAAGCCTTTAGCGGCTTGCCCTTAAGCGCCGCTTGGTTCTCAGATACAGGGTCCGTAGGTTTCTGATCATCTGGTAAAGGTACGAGTTTGTCCGCATTTTTAATTCCTAAAACATCTAACATTGAACGGTGCAATTGCGGGAGATCATAAATCTGTGGCGCCATCTGGGCCATCTGTATCACAGCTTGATACTGCACCACTCTCTGAGAAAGAGTAGCCGCGTTAGGATCAGAAACCGGAATAATGTCTACTTTATCGTAATCGGCTTTCTTAGACTTCCTTCCGCCATACTCTGGGTCGTAGGTATAGTCTGGATCTGTGTAGTCTCGAATAATATTCTTGAGAAGTTTCAACTCCTGCTTTAAGGCAAAGTGTGTGCGCGCCTGCACTGCACTCAACACCTTTAGCTGTCTCTCAAGTAGAGCTAAAGTAGTTCCGACTGGTGTCTGGGCAGACATGTCGGACACACTCATATCGGCAGTAGCAGCAAACCTGCGGCCTTCTTCTACGATGTTATTGAGTAGTGTATAAAGAACTTGACTCGGTTCTTTGTAGGGTAAGGGTAATATAGAGTCGCGGATATTTCCTGACGCTACATCTACATCCCGGAATTCTCCCGGAGCAATTGGGGTATCATCGCCCTTAATGCGAAGGCCCCTGGACTTGAGTCCCCCAGGCAAGTTTGATAAAGTTCCTGCATCAATGAGCTGTCGCATGATGCTAGTGGCAGATTTAGCAAACCCGCCAATGAGGTGGAAGAGCCCGAACCCATAAGCGCCAAAGCCGGGTATGTATTGGTAGTGGACAAAATGCTGTCTCTTGAGCCTGAGTTCGTCGCCTTCATTCCAGTTCCTCCTTACGGATAAGATATCATGAGTACCCTTAATTAAGGTCACGACATAAGGAACCATAATTCCAGTTTCGTTACCTTCGTCATCAACATCCTCAAAACCATCCAATTCAAGATCAACGTGGCACTCATAAAGAGTATATCGTTCATCGTTCAAATCGCTAAATCCAGTCTCCTTGTCCTTCGCCATCTGGATATCTTCTCGCGAACGACTAGGATCGGGTAACTCTATATCACGGTAAAAACCGGCATTTTGTAACTTGACAATCTCATTCTTGGTCTTTCTCATGACGTGCGTCACTCGATAGCAGGTATCCATATCTGTAGTCCCGTAGGGAAGAATGATATCTTCGGCAGGGATAAACATAGAAACCTGGCGTCCTAGATTGGGATCGTAGTACACCTTCTTAAATGCAGAGCCAGTCGCTGGCAAAGACCAAAGCATGCGCTCATGTTCCGGCCTAAATTCTTTCATAACTTCCGTCAATTCGTTGTTCATGTCGTCTTGAACATTGATGGATATTTCTCTGGTCTCGTTGGTTTCTTTGCCGATGATTTTGCTGCGAACCGGGCCTTGGGCTGGGAATGTTTCCGTGATCATCTCAGACTGGAACCTGACCACTGCCTCTGTAATCATAGGATGGAATACACCTGATGCACCGTCCCAGGGTTCTGTTCTCTCTTCTATATGCAGGCCGAGTAATTTAAGGCCCTCTGTATACGCTTTCTCCCAGTCTTTCCTGGAGTTCTTATCCTGATCAATACTTCTGTCTAAGTCTCCGGCCAATGTGGATAGCGCAGCTTCGCTTATTTCTTCTGCTAAATTATTGCTAAATCCCTCTTCATCACCTTTTTCCATATCAACCTCAAGATCGCCTGCTTTAATATGGACCGCTTCGGGATCTACGATTTCTATCTCCACAGGTTCCTGGTCTTGGGCTAAACTCTCAAGTCCAGCTGGGGCTTGGTTAAGTGATTTGTCTATCATGATGTTCCTTAAATTAATTTCCAATTACCTGATGAATAATGTTGCGGCATTGCAACCCCACCGGACTTGTTACCTAAATCTTGTTTCATATAGCTCTTTAATGAATCCAACATTTTGAGTTGGTCTTTGTTGTATTTCATTTCATCGTTGGCTTCTTTTGGCCATTGATTTAATAGATATCCTCGCATTGCAGAGTCTGTTCCGTTTTGCACCGCATCTGCGGCCGGCCTGCCTTCGTCCATTGTTTGTTTAAAGTCACCAGAAACTGTAGCAAGTGTAGCAAGTTGCTTTGCAGTCATTGAATCTATTAAATCTTTTCTAGTTTTATTTGCAATGGGATCGACATGCATTAATTCGCCAGCCAAGTCGTGATGGGTAAATTCGTTGGGTTTGCCTATCATCACTCCGACTCTATCAATGGGAAATTCTTTTGGCCTTGGAGCGTTTGGAGCGCCGGGCTCATTTTGGGGCCATGTTTCAGCGTAGTCTTCCCCTGCATTTCCAACCATTACGATAGGATTATGTTTTGCAATAAATGGGTATTCTTCAACAGCTTTACTCATTAAATTGTTTATATAATCATCCATCTCAATCCTTAATAGTATGCGGCTCTACGACGGTAGGAAGACGGTTCGTCTTTCTCGTCAGAATTTAAAGACAAAAATCCGCCTTTTCTGAATCTCAGCAATGCTTGGGTTGTTGAGTCCACAAGGTCATCATGGTCTGAGTTTGGGAATGCGGCCAGTTCTTCAATTACTTCATCCGCCCATCTGGTGGGTGGCGCCCAGACCTTTCCGCTTGCAAAAAGATCAGACACTGAGTTAATCCTCACCATCTTATCATTTCCCCTGCTGGGCGTAAACTCTTGCACCGGGATACCCATCGCCCTTAATTCATAAATAAGAGGAGCTCCAGAAGCCTTTGCCTCTACGATAAACGCATCTGGCTCCCAGTTTCTATACTCTTCTAATGCTACCTGCTTAAGCTCTGGGAACTCCATCCGTCTTTTAAATGCATCTAATAATATTACATGGGGATCTCGGACGTTCTCGTTAAGATAAAACACACCCCAGGTCGTACAAGCAGAGTAGTCGCTTCGTTCGTTCTTGGTAAAAGCCGTATCCCAAGACTGAATAATATACTCACATACAGGAACATTATCTTCCCATATCTTCCACCATTCTCTCTTGACGATAGCCCCTTCCTCCGAGGTAGGGGACTGCATGTATTGGGCATTCCATTTCGCAGCGGGGAGTTCGGACTTGAGTGCCAGCAACTCCTCTAGCCGCCAAAACTCTGGCCACAGGGGATTCCCGCTTGGCATAATTGCCGGCAACTGAATAACCTCCCACTTCTCTCCGTCCCTGTCGATCATGGACTGGATGATCTTGCCTGTTAAATCTTTCTTCGCCCATCTGGTCATCACCACCACAATAGCCCCGCCTGGTTGTAGACGCTGACGAGGTCCGGATGTGTACCACTCATAAACTTTATCAAACACCGTTGGGTCTCCGGCCGCTAGAGCTGCCTCCTGTTCCGAATGCGGGTCATCGATAATAAGAAGGTCAGCTCCTTTACCCGTTACCGTACCGCCAACACCGATCGCAAAGTATTCGCCATTCTTATTCGTACTCCATCTTCCAGCGGCCTTACTATCCGACCTCAGATTCACAAATGGGAATATCTTATGGTATGTCTCAGAGGCTACCAGGTTCCTCACCTTACGGCCGAATCCAACAGCCAACTCGGCAGTATTGGATGTTTGGATAATCTTCTTCCCCGGGTATTTACCCAGGAACCAGGCGGGCAACAGAAAAGACGCAAACTCAGACTTGGTATGCCGAGGCGGCATGTTAATGATCAAACGCTTTAACTTACCACTAGCGATCTCTTCAAACTTCTCTGCCATTAACTCATGATGCCGCCCATGTATAAACCCAGGCCACATCTCAGAAACAAACTGCATAAAGTCATCGGCGGCTTTCTCTACGTTGAGGCTCTCCTTGTACACCTCAAACATATCCCACATCTCCTCCGCCAACTCCGGAGGCATGTTCTGTATCGCCGCTTCCATCTGCTCTACATTCATTCCAAATCCCTAAACTTAATATAAACAGGCCGAACACTTCTGTCCTTATTCGCGAGTTTCTTACAAACCCCCAAATTACACAAGTTCCTAATCACCCTCACCAAATTCGCCCGACCCTTATCCCCAGTCGCCCGCATAATGTCCTCGTAAGAAGGACCATACCCAAATTTCTTCCAATGCTCATCTATTACCAAAAACACATTCCTCTCTTTAGGCGTCATATCCATCTCCATACACTCCGTCTCCGATAACCTACCAGGCCGAGACATCGCTTTCAATTCCTTCTTCGTATGTATGTACTTCTTTTTCATTACCGCAACATGTTGCGCTCTTAACGCTTTTTCTAAAAATATACACCCCCACCCTATTTTGTTTCAGAGACTGACGGGGGGGGTTCCGCAACATGTTGCGCTGGGTCTAGATCGGAATTTTCGATGGATTGAGTGAGTGGAGTAGTATGCGTAGGATCCCCGCCCGCCTCGAGCTCAGTCGCGGGGGGTGCCCCGTGGGTGGGGTCGCGCCCTTCGGATATCTCTTCCAGCAATGACCTCCCGCCTGAGCGCGCCGGCTTGGCGTCCACGTCCACCACTGATTTGATTCTCTCCAGTAGCTGAGCCTTGATGTCTCCGCTCTTAACGTGCGTGACTGTAGTCTCTTTGCGCTCCATGAATGCACCGACGTCGTACAGTTTGCCGATGAGTTCTAGCGCCTTCATTCGTTGGGCCGGTGGAAAATCCTCATCAATGGAGTGCTTGACCAATTGGTGGATTAGCAGTGCCTTTAATTCTCTAGGGGTTCGCAGTTTCTCCGCCTCAATCGCCAGCCTGTAAGCGTTCACCTCTTGGATCACGCGTGGATCACTGGCGAGCTTGTACGGGTCACTGGCGAGCGTATAGTCACTCCGAGCGTTATATGTCTCTCTGTATGCTTGTCTCTTGCTCATTGTCCCCTCTGCTAGTTTACGCGCGTACTCTCTCTGTTTACTTGTGAGCGGTTGTTTTGTCCCTAAGATTGACTCTATTGGCGTGCTCTCCAGTGTTTCCCTTATTTGCGCCCTGGTTAACTTTTTAGTGGGCGCGCGTTTTGTTGCCGGCATGATTCTACCCTCCAATTTCCTATACTTGACGCGAGTATAAACGCAAACAGCACTCCATGCAAACACCCCCAAAATCAAATTGTAGTCCTTATAAATCAACAACTTACACGCGCTGGCACGATTTTTTCCCCATATAAGGTATGGGGTATCAAAAAACAGAGCCTCATATTTTCAACAACTAAGGAAAACACACTATGTATTCACAATTCAAAACTCTAGAAAATCTAATCGATTATCACCTCACCAGTGAGCAAACCATGTACCTGTGCGACTTGACCGGCCTAAGTGTTGACGATCGCGGGTTTGACTCGCTCCAACACTGGTTCGACATCAACGACCCATTCCACACCGCCTCGAAAACCATGCGCGAGATTGGTGGCTCATTTGCCGGTGCGATCGGCGAGGCTTACCAGTGCGCCGACTCTCGCAACCGCTTGATCTTAATTACCGCCTTCAAGGATCTATTCGTTCGCTTTATGCCCACTAGTGTGACTGATGAGGCTTGATTAGCCGAAACCCCGCGAGGGGTCTCACACAACTACTGGAGAACCAATGAAAAACGAAATTATCTTAGCCCTTCACACCTTCGCACGCAAGCGCCCTCAGCTTGAATACGGCAACTATGGGAGCGCCTCGAGTTACCGCGCGGAGGCGCGCGCCATTACAAGAGACTTGCAACACGCACGCGCTCTACTTCGCAAAGTGGAGTTATCGGGTATCACCGCTCAAGATTTAATCAAGGCGAGTACTGAGGCATTCTCAGGCCGGTTAACGATTATGCCCGCCAACTCTTACAGCGACAAAATCCGGATCGATTATTGTGTTGGCCAATATTGGCCGACCGAATACCGCAAAGCAGTTTGCGCAGTATTGGCTCGCGCACTCTGGAATCACTGGATGGAAGATCGAAAAGAGGGCGAGTTTATGACCACCCGCCAAAAAATCCGCATACTGGCGCGCGTGGAGCTTGGAAGAACTATAGCGCAAGTCTATTTTAATTAAGCATAACTGACGAGGCTTAATGAGCCGAAACCCCCGCGGGGGTCTTATGCAACAACAAGGAAACAAAACAATGATTTTACTTACAAAATTTTGGGGTTATCTCACCCTCAAAACCGCGCTTTGTCTCGGCGGGTATGCGGTAACAGTCTTACAAGGCTCACCCAGTCAAACCCTCTTGATTGTCGGCTCATTGTCGGCTCTTGCAATCCCAGTATTTTATTATTTTGGAGAGTGACACCATGCTAATCGCTTACCACGCAAAACATGAGCGCCACGGATGGCGCGAGATATGTCGTCAACCTATCGACTGGGATGGATGGGGAGATTTCGACCGCTCCATGATTGACGAACTAATCAAAAACGGGTCTCACGTTTTAACGTGCGGGTGGAATATGTACCAACTAATTGAGGGTTAAATTATGAGAGTAATTATGCTGAAAAAAGAGGCGAGCGCGCTTACTGGTGGACTCACCGAAACTTCTAAGATGCCTTGCAAGTCCTACAGTTTACCGACTGAGGCGTGCGAGACCGGTTTCAAAATGGCTCAAATTGAGGGGTCGATCTGTTTTTCATGCTATGCGGATCGTAATTTTTATTTGATGTATCAAAACACAATTAAACCCGCCCAATTCGCTCGACTTGATTCAATTAATGATTCCCATTGGGTGGACGCGATGGTTACTCTAATTGGCTTAGATCCTTATTTTAGGTGGCACGACTCCGGAGATCTCCAAGGCCTTGATCACTTCAAGAAAATTATAGAGGTTGCGACATTGACGCCAAAAACAAAACACTGGCTTCCGACCCGTGAATACTCAATTATTAAGGATTTTATCTCAGCCGGTGGCGTAATCCCCAAAAACTTAATTGTCCGGCTCTCGGGTATGTATCCTGACAAGGCCGTAAAAGTCCCCAAAAGCCTCGAAGGCGTGCGAGGCGTGACAACGTCTAACGTCCACACCAAAAAGCCTCTAGGGCTCGCCTGTAAAGCCCCAGAGCAAGCCGGCGAGTGTCGCGATTGTCGCGCGTGTTGGACTTCGAAACCGGTGTCCTACTTGATGCACTAGCATGACTGATGAGGCCTGAGAGGCCGAAACCCGAGCGATCGGGTCTCATGCAACTACAAGGGAAACAATGAAATATTCCGAATTTGACTATATCCAAGCCGGTTATCTATTTGAGAAAAACCGCATTAAGCTCGCACGATTTGAGCGTATGCTCGCGCGCGAATATCAGGAACACAAAAACAAAGCGGTCTTTTTGTTCAACCGCGGTCGATTGGAGGCTCGCTCATGTATCTAGTCTTTAACCACAATGCCCGATTTTTGGGCGACTTTGCGACCATGCATGAGGCTCAAACTGAGGCCATGCTCTATATGGGGCAAACCGGAAACCCCGCCTACATCACAACCCGCAACTTGTTGCGCCCCGAAGAGCGCGACTCTTACGAACAATTTTTGGAGATACACGAATGACTTCTATCGCAACAAAATATAACTGGTTACTGGTGGACAAAACCGGCGTAGCAGTCCCCAAGGGCGCGATCATCAAAACACGCAACGGCGAAGAGTTCGAGCTCACTGGGGGGAGACCCCCGCACAATGACGGCTCAACCGGTCGCGTATGGGTTAAGCCCGTGGGCGAACCCGAAACCACGCAAGAGCTCTACCCGACAGTTTTTGATCTGAAATGGGAAATAGTCTAAGCGCAACTGATGAGCCCTGACTGGGCGAAACCCGCGCGAGCGGGTCTTGTGCAACTACAGGAGGCCAAAAAATGGCACGATTAATTAAAACTGAGAAACAATGGGTAATTCGTGACGAATGGTGCGAGGATGATATCACCGACCAATGCGAGCAAATCGGCGAAGAGCTCACCCTTGACGAAACCCGCAAAGTGTTGGAGATCATCGTCAAATCACACGATGCTGAAATTGGCATTAACTGGAATTCAATCAATTCAGCAATCGATGAGGTCTTGATGCTACGCGATCAAGAGGCCGAAAGGGATTAAAAAATGACTTGTTCAAAATGTAACTCACCTACAAGTAACACTTGGGATTGTGAATGCCAGTATGAAAAGGTAGACCCGATGCTACGGGCTAAGATTTTAGCCAAACTAACACCGCAAGAACTCGATCCAGAAATGTACTCTGATTCGGACACATGGGGCTCAACTGAGGTTGATGGGGTTATGTATGACCTCAATTTTTGGTTTGATGAAGATCAATTCAATATCACCGCTTACTTTTTAACCGAGGAAGATGGTGTTGTTGTCACGGATAACTGTAGATTTTTTAGGATTTTGTCTAAAACTGTTAAGGTAATAGACGAGGAGAATGAATAATGGCACCAATTGACCAAGCATTTTTTGAGATGTATCGCGGATCTATTTCTGAGTGCGATGACGAAACAATTTTGCGCTTTTTGAAGGATAACGAATCAGTAGATAGTTTTGAAGGATATACACATTTGATGGATACCTATATTGCATTCGAGGCCGGTATTAAATACGCAAGGGAAAATCCAATATGACCGCACAAGAACTATACGAGGCCTTAGAAAAAGCCGGCATTGACTTTGAGGTTGTCGAGATATTCGAAGGATGCCGGTGGCTTAGATTTGACGTTGAAGAAGAAACAGACGAGGAGAATGAATAATGATGGATCGAAGAATTAAAAGTTATGCGGTGCAAATTACTTGGGATGACGGAGAAACAGAAATTCGTGAGGATTTCCCGCCTATTCCCTACATCGAAGAGTGGATGGATGAGATTGAATTAGAAGAAAACAAAGCCTGCAACATGATTGTGGATGATGTTGAAAAAGACGAAGGGGTGAATGAAGAATGATAACCATATTTTTTGAGATCGATGGCCACGTCTTTGAGTCGGCCACATTTGCCAACGAGGGACTTTATATTGCGTGCTACGGGGCTCTTGAGCACTATGCGCGCCTCAACAACTTTGACATGACGGAGGTGGTGACATGATAAGGAGTCAATTTGACTAGATGCGAAGAATTGGGAGTCTGTCAATCCATTGGGTGCGCAGACTGCCCGCAACTTGTTGCGGTGGAAGACCCGCAACTTGTTGCGCTTACAGCATTTTTACAAGGCTTTCACCCGCCAACTGAGACCCAACCCGAGCCTCAAAATCGTTAAAATCCTCCCCCTCTTCACCTACCCAGTAGCATGAGGCTATTTTTTCTGCCGTTTTCACTCCAACTGGATCGTTGTCCGCAACAACAAGAGGCTTATTTAAGGACTTCGCGATCTCAATCATATTAGAGGCTGAGAAACAAATATGTATCTTATACCTCACCCGCAACAATTTCAGGGCTCTACGGATCGATAAACCGGTCGCATACCCCTCACAAATAATATCCCGTCCCTTATTGTCTATCACGAGGCTTGCGCCCTTGGTAATCTGACCCGACAAAAACTTTTTATTGCCGTCCTTATCGATCAGCTGACAACCCACCAACTTGTCTCCGACCCGCATTGTGACGACCAACAAATCCTTCCATACGAGGCCACGCTCGGTGAAACCTTTGCGAATTAAGTACGGGTGGGACGAAAGAACCCCGCTCTTGACGATGTAAACCGCCTTCTTTCTAGCCTCCTCCTGCCGGTGGAGGCGGTCTTGGTTTACTCTCGCAATCTTCTGTTGGTCGATTACATGAGGCTTGTCGGTCTTGTAAGGCGCGTGAGATTCCATAGTCGCAAAGTTAATAACGGCACCACCGACCCCATCGAATATGTATGCGCCGTTGGTTTTGGTGGGTTTGTCTAGCGTCTTGACCCTAGCCCACCGATCCATCACAAGATTCTCAATAATGAGGCCGTGCTGATATGCAAAGTCCTCGAATGTCATGCTTTCTGTCCCTTTGCCCATGCTATTTGTCTCGAGCGTATCCAATTTACAGTTTTTTGCGTTGTTGGAATTGTGTTGGAATTCAACCCGCGAGGGAAGACCCCAAACTTTTCTTTGTATTTGTGCGCTGCCCAACCATCCTTGTACCCGCGCAAGCGACAATAGTACAACAATTCAGAATAGAAAACTTGATTTGTATCGACCGCCGTCCTGGTTCCCGTTAATTCGTGGAGCTCACCTGGCACACTTGCGATACCCTTGAGTGGCTTTTCATGCCCACAAAACACGCAAGCAATCGAACCCTTCTCCCAGAGGCTACCGCAAGCCGGACACTTCGAATCTTTCTTTTCCTTCTCGGTCGGTTCTTTCTTGGTCTTTTCACCGCCTCCGCTCTCGAGCTCTGTCACCCCTTCATCGAAGAGCTTGTCCCAATCCGAGCGGAATCGCAGGTAATTACCAGAGTGATCCAGCCAAACCCCAAACTTTTTATCTGGAGATGGGCGCATAATCCTACCCATCTGTTGAACGTGCGAGCTGAATGACTTAGAAAATGGCCTCGCTGAGACCCCTATAAGCACATCTGGGACGTCAAATCCGCGGGTGAGTATGTCGGTGGCTATGAGGCCGTGAATATCTGTATCAGGGCGACCAAAGTCCTCAATGATTTCACGCTTGTAATCATCGTCTTCAAGATAGGATATGGATTTAAAGTTATATCCTTGGGCTTGAAACTGTTTCTCAAGGTCTCGTCCGTGGGCAACGCCCGCACAGAACACAACAGTCTTCTTGGGGCCACCAAAAATGTCGTGGGTTTTTTTAATCCATTCTGTGACGATGTCTCCGGTAATCTTCATGCCCCGCTCGGTGACTTGATCTTGTGACCATTCACCAGCAACC